ATGTTGCATTCCTGCTTCTTCTACTTGTAGTTCACAGGATGGAACTGAATAAGAATTCCTACACATAGATATTGATATAGTATTAATATTAACAGGACATCCCTTTGGTAATCCAGCAATCGATACAAGACCATTATCCATTTTTTCTAATGTTTCTACTCGTCGCTCCACTTGTTCCAATATTTCATTACGAGGTTGCATACGTTCCACCTTTTCAATACGTTTACAAAGAGCATTCATAGTTTGTTCAAGATGATCAAATTTTTTAATAAATGAAGTTTGAAACTCATTTAACATATCCAACATAATATCTTGGGGAGTTCGTTTTCGCAAACGTTCCATTTCTGCAGCAATTTCTAATTCTTTTCGTTCCAATGCCACACGTTCTTCTTCTGCTCTTCGAGCTCTTTCCCGTGCAATACGCCCTTCTTCTTCCAATTGAAGGAATATTTCACGTTCCTTCTGTTTTACTGTATCTATTGTAATACGAGAAGACATCTTATTGTAATATTTACTATAAGATGTATTTAAAATATCATTTTTTTTAAATTATCGACGGTGCAATAGTTCTGTAAGCTGTACTTGAATGGTAGCAATTTGTGCTTGCTGTGCATGTAACTGTTCGCTTAATCTCTCACAAGGTGTTTGTGTACGTAGTACAGCCATTTCAGCACGAACAGCTGCTTCATGATTTGCAGCTTCTTCGCGTGCTCGTGCTTCTGAAATAGCACGGTGAGCACGAATACGCGCTTCCTCCTCCTCCTGCTGAATACGAATTCGAAGTTCGCGATCAGCGTGTCGCTTTGCAGCAGCCTCAGATTCAATACGTGCAATTGTTTCCAACTCTTCTCGTCGTCTTTGTGCATCTTCTAACGCAATACGACGTCGTGCCTCGATTGTTACAGAATCATAGTTCATGGTTTAAATATTCTTGTATTAATATACTTTAAATGGATCATACCTTTCTTGAAACCTTGGAACAAGTGGCACTCGGATGTTTTGCATCTACCCTTGTTCTTGCTGTGTTATTTTGTCTTCTGTCTAAACACAGTATGCTCTATATGCGATAGAATCATGTTTGCTCTTCTCTTTGCACTTCTTACAGTGGTGACTGCTGATCATTGTGTAACTTTTACAGTAGGAACAGGGACTGGATGTCAATGGATGTGCGATTACTGTGCCACTAGTTTAGGAACCAATAACTACTATTTTACAACGGATGTATGCAAGTACGAGTCTGTTGGATATGTAATTGATACTCTTTTAGAAACTCCCCATATACAAATAAAATCTGGATGTGTAGGAAATCCAAGTGCAGGGGTTCCTTATACTTGTTGTGCAGTATAAAAATTGATTTTTTCTATATATAATTATATATAGGAAAAATGCCCAAGAAACGTACTCTCGTATTTTATTACATCAATGAAAATGAAGGTGGGTTAGATTCTGTCTACAAAGAAGATGGTCTTGACTATTGGATGTGTCCATCTGGTATATCCCTTCACACATTTGATGCCAAGGAAGATACTATTTGGAAGGCATTAGCAGCTGCCTACAAAGAGAAAAAACATGGACTCACCATCGAAGAGATCTTCGACACTGTTCGCAAGGTCTGTACTTAGCAATGATAACGTATAAAGAATCCATGTTCCGCAAAGAAGCGTAATGCGTTTACAAAGGCTTCGTGTGTTTCACGGGTCCAATAATGTTCCGCTTTTTGATCTACTAATTCTTCTACAATTTCATCATAAAAGGGGAGTATATCTAATAAATCTTGGACAGGAGCAAATTCTGAGTAAGAAATATCTCCTCCCAAGATTAATTTTGCAAAATCAATCGACCAGCGTTTTGCATTTGTAAGAAAGCGAATCATAGTGGAAGGAATTGGCAAACCTGCATATACCTTTGGCAATCTGGTGGAAATATCAATCTCCCCAACATACACAATTTGATATGTAAAGCCCATTTGCATATAATTATTAAAATGCTTATCCGATTTATTCATACCTTTCAATTTTTACCTGGTGTAATGACATGGTATATATTTCGATATGAACCTCAAGTATATATACGAAGAAGACTTCTACTTGCATTTTCTACTGTAGTCATTGGATTCTATGGTTGCGGATGTTCACTCTTGACTGCTATCTGTCTTGCAGTCTGTTTATTTGAATGTGTGATTCGTATATTAATTTCCTTATAAAAAATGAACAGAATTATTATAATATATATGTTTATAAATTGAATGGCAGATATTCATTTATATGATCAAACCTTTCACACCCTTCCTCCTCTAAGTGTATATCCTGACACGATTGAATCTTTAAAGATTATATCCTGTCATGAATTATATGAAATCAAAGAATTTCCTCCTCGATTAATCTCACTTACAATTGAGGATTGTCCTATTATGTATCTTCCACCCTTTCCACGTACGCTTCGTGTATTAATTTTAAAAGATTGTGGAATTCAAATACTTCCTCCCCTACTTCATACGTCCTTATGGATTCTTTGTTGCAAAAATACGGAATTGAACAATATTCCAGATCTTCCTCGCACGGTAGAAATTCTCAACGTACAAGATGTGAGTCTGAAGCAACTTTCTAAGAAATTAACTACGATAAAGTTATAATATTTTTAAACATAGCAAAGCAAATTATCCCTAGTAGTTTTAAAATGACTTGGATTTTAAAACTAGTAGGGATAATTTGCGTTGCAAATTATCCCTACTAGTTTTAAAATGAGCTGCGAACAATGCAGCAAGAAAATGCCATCTTTGCCAGCGGGAAGTACGTGGGGACCTCCGTTATGGACCCTCTTACATGGATTAGCTGATCGTTCTGATGTGATTGTAAAACCACATACACTAGCCTACGCAGCACGGCAATGGATCCGCTTGTTAGAAGCCGTCCCGATGAGTCTTCCCTGTCCTATTTGTCAAACACATGCGACTGACTGGATCAAGGCGCATCCTGTGCAACCTTTATTAAAAGTTACTTCATTAAAAGAGTGGTTAGTAGACTGGTTATATACGTTTCATGAAGCTGTCAATGTGATTCGAGGTGCATCTTCTTTTGATAAGACCCTCTTACATGAGACTTATAAAGATATTAATTTAAAAACTATTTTTGAATCTACCAAAGAAGTGATTAGTAAAGCGAAAGAAATAGGAGGCACTGGATTTTTACAATGGAAACAATGGGTGGGAATGATGCATATGTTATTAACGATTCACGGTGTCTAACTACAGTATTTTTCTATGTTGTTTTCGTGTATATCGTGCACGTTGTGTACGTTGTGCACGTCTTGTATGAGAGGCTTCAGCTTCAGCTGCAGCCGCAGCTGCAGCCACATCACCTTTAACTTTGGCATACTGGTCATGTGCAGCTATACCAAATGTTACAGTTTTTGATAAAACCTCTTTTACAGTATCTACTACATCTATAGAATCTCGTTTTTCTTTTGTTATAATATCATTTTCAGTAATAATATTTTGAATATTTGTTCTATAGTTTGATTCAAGACTCTTTGCAACTTCAAATTCTTCAGGTGATACAATTGCTTTTAATGAAAATAGATCCTTTTCTAATAGCTTATTCAATTCATTTGCAGGTAATATACATACATCTTTCTTATCAACAGTCTCATTACAAGGAGGAACTGGTATCATTAACTGTGCTTCTGCAAATTGTTTGTAGATTGTTGTAATTTTTATTTTACTAACAATATTATTGAAATTATTTAAATTAAAAAATACCAAGGATGTAAATCGTGCTATTTCTAAGAAATAGAAACGCTCAATAGAAGGAAATAATTCATTTAATTGTCTTATAACAGCTTCTCCACTAAAAAAATGTTTAATTTTTCTGGAATATTGTCTTATTTTACTAATGGTTTTACCTATTAAACTCATTGAAGTAGTATCAGTTTTCACTGGAACTTGTGATTGTACAACCAACATATATTGAAGCACTGCTCCCTGAAATGCTTCACTTAATTTTATATGAATTTGATCAAATCCTTGAACTTTAGAACCTATTTTACGTGGAACATCGATTTTCAGTAATGCTAATGTTTGTTGAATAAGTGCAAAATTTTTAATAATAAAGGAAAGTTGTTGAAAATGTTTATTTAATAGTATCTGCAATTCTATATTTTGCTGATATGCGCGCATAATTGTTGCGACTGCAATTGCTGCGGCAATTGCAATTGGTAGCCCAATGCCAGTACCAATTGCAACACTACCAGCCACTGTCACTCCAATACCAGCTGCTATATGAATTGCCTGTGGAAGATTTGCTCTACCAAATTCTGCAATTTTATATGTAACATTTGCAATTTGTTCAACTTTGGCAGCTATCTTTTTTTTATACATTAAATCATTTACATCTTTTGCAATTATTGTTTTCATTGCATAATCTGTATCCAATTTGCCTAGTAATTTATTAATATCCTCATTTGTATAATCACCACTAGATTTTAGATTCTGTGCATATCGCTTTACCTTTTTTTGTATAGCTTTATTTTGTTCTGGAGTACTAGAATGATCCGTAATCAATGATGGTGGTGGTGTACTTATTGGTTTTTTTCTAAACAATGATATCATATTCTATTTAATACAATTATTTTATAATAAATCCTTTTGTAGTATGAGGCTTCCCTTTGGGAGTATGCATGTGTAATAGAATAGCTTTAATACGATCAGATGCTGTTGGAACTGATATAGATAGATGAGTACTGACTGCTTTGGCTAAATCTTGAATCGGAAGTTCATGATCAGGTGTAAGGGTAGTAACAGCTAAGAGTGCAAGTGCTGTCTCTTTACTGCGATCATCGTCTAACGACCGAAACATATCTTCGGGAATTTCTAATTCTGTTTCGACTCCTTTGATGCGGCGTAATAAAGAGTGAACGCTTGCTTCTGCTTTTTCAACGCATTCTGACATCCATCCCACTGCTTCTGATAACCGTGCCTTGTGCGTCTTCCATTCGGTTCGTCGTGTTGTAGCCTCTTCCACCAATCGTTGTAATTCTCGTAAAATTGTTTCGTGTGTGACAGATGCTTTATCTTTCCCCAATTCCTTCCACACCTCAAACATCGGGCGCAAAGATTGTAAAAGGTCATTGGCATCTCCTAGAAACTCAAAGCGACTGATATACACATACAAGATTCCCTCTTCAAATTCAAAATGTTTATCTCCTGTGGTTGTTTTTCCAATAATATCCGTAGTTCGTGAAATCATTACTGCAATACTAACCTGTTTATTCTCACGTACATCTCGTAAAAATTTATCTATTTGCGTAGTAGGTACCTTGTATGCATAGTCTTTCACTTCCCACAAAATAGATGTATCGTAGAAGGTTGTTAGAAAATCAGCTTCATGACCGGTAGAACTTCTAGATCCACTATGAAGACTAAACTTAGGAATCGCTCCATACGCTCGTACCAAGGATTCACGAAAGATAGTTTCATAATCTGCTCCTTTTTCTTGAGAACTTGTCGGTCGTATCTTTCGTCGTAGAAAATCGTTCAAGGATCGATACTCCTCTTGTAATCGATGCATCATCTCTTCCGTTTTTGCAAGTTGTTCTTGTTTTGTTGCTAAAAGAAGATGCATTGATTCTTTCATAGATGTGCGCTCTCGTTCCAAATCTGTGGACCGATCTTTCTCTAATTGATTTCGTCGCAGTTCTAAAAGATGATTCTGTTCTCGTAACGTAGTTAATTCTTTTTGAACTTGTTGTAAGGTTTGCTCTTTTGTGTCTTGGATGATACGTCGCTGTGTTTCGGTTGCCTCTCGCTTGGTATCACGTAGAATTTGTTCATGCTCCGTTTCTAACTTGCGAATCTCCCGTTGCGCTTCCAACATTAATGTCTTGATCTTAATTACTTCCTCTTTTAATACAGTTTCTTTGGCATCTGCTTCTACTTCTTTCTGTTTCAATACACTTGCAAACTCGGAATCTTTTGCTTTGGCAAGCGTAGTAGGAATTGTTTCTGCAAACATAGCTCCTAATGAAAGAGCTTGTTCCACCTGGAATGTATCTTTTGATTGATAAATTGGTGGAAGCGTAAATCCAGAGGATACATGCAAGGTTATTTTTCGACTCATAGAACTCTATAATATAGAGTCATTATGAGTTTAGATATATATTTTAATCAGATTCGGAGGCATAGGTCGCTGTCCAATGTCTAGCAGTTTCATCATATAAGGACCGATTGGTACGATATTGATGTGCAATATCAGGCACGAGTGGATCATCAGGATTTGCTTCACATAAGAGACTTGAAATGGATAAAAGCACCTTGCTGATCGTGAGTGCAGGACTCCATTGACTTTTTAAGATATCCAAACAAATCGCTCCTGCTGCATTAATATTTGGATGATAAATTTTTGTAAGAAATTGAATATGAGGAGGTTTGAATGGATAATCGGCTCCAAAATGAATTAATAATTTAAACACTCCTCCTTGATATGGAGTCTCACTTGGTCCAAAAATCATTCCTTCCCATTTATATAAATCCATTGTATTGATAGGACCTGCTGTACAATTGGAAGGAGGATCCTTTGTTAAATCTGCTAATTCTCGTTGAATGCGGGTAAGAGAGGACATCTTTATGTATACAAAGGTGTATGTGTTTAGACATATTAAAAAAATTGAATATAATTTAGAATAATTAGTACATTAGCCCTAGTAACTATATAAAATGTATGGTTCATATATTGATCTAATATTCGGCACATGGTTATACCGCCCTACCTGTATGATCTGTGGACGATACAACTGTAATCCATATGGATCTTGTCAATATCGCTGATATTAATAAAATATCCAAGCATATGCTTTATGCATATGCATAAAGCATCTGCTTTAATACTCCTTTTTATATTTATATGAAAAAAATTGATAAACTTTATAAATATATGTATGTTATATATATACACCTAAATAAATAATGGCAACCATTCGTAACTTTATAAAGGAATTAAATGATGCACTTGCTCACGCACGTGCCAATGGTCTTACAGATGTTAAAATCTTACAAGAATTATTTACGGAAGCCGTTACATCAACGGAAGTTCTGCCTGTAACACCAAAGGAAGTTTTGCCTGTGACACTAACGGAAGTTCTGCCTGTGACACTAACGGAAGTTCTGCCTGTAAAGTCAATCGAGCCAATGTTAACAATTACAGCAATTCCCTCTCTCGAAAAGAAAGAGGTCTGTCAAACTGTAAAACAAATACTTAGTTATGCTGCAAAAAGCAAAAAAATGCTTCTTCCAGCAAAGCATGAGGAGGTTGCAATATCTCTTCCAGCAAAGCATGAGGAGGTTTCAGCACCAATTGCCAAAGTAGCAAAAGAAATCATTCATGAAACCCACTGGGCGGAATTGGAAGGAAGCAATAGCTCTGCGGCAGCTTCTCCTACAGAAGACTTCAAGTGGAGGATCTTTGCAATGGCTGGATTTGAAGACTTTACGCCTGTACCAGCCAAATCAAATGATTGGACTATAATCTTTCAAACTGTTCCATTTCAAGGAATGCACAAAGCCATCTTTACGGCAGATTCAAAGTTATTTTCCACAAAAGGACTCCGAGAATTTATAGTCAAAAAAGATGCAGCTGCCTTCTCCACCTGGATTCAGGATACAATGAATTGGTCCAAGGGACTGGATGCGGATGGCAATCGTGAGTTTGCACTCCGCAAGCTCATACAGCTCTTCATTCCTTTCTTCTTCAAACACAATTTGAAGGATTATTACAATAAGAAGAAGGGTGATTTCCCAACCGTCGAACATATGGAATACTGTATTTCAAATGTTGTAACAGTCACAACTGCCAAGAAGATGAACCCTATGCGCAATGATTTGCGTACCTACTTCAAACTCTCCGCAGAAGAGGCTCCCTCCGAGGCTATTCTTCGTGAAGTCGCAGTCATTCAAGCCATGCAACAATTTGTCCTCAAGGAGATTCACACGATTCTTAGCCTGAGTAAAATTGGTAAGAGCATTGTGCGCATGACGGACTTCCTTCAACTGGAGTTCCATACTCAAGAAGGATTTACCAAGTTTTCCGACACAATCAAGTACGATCAAAAGATCAATGGATGGCTCTAATCATTTAAACCATATGTATAGATCTAGAATAGAATCATGAGTACTCCTCAAGAATTTGCACGAACTCTTTTTTCAACGGATCCAAAACCTCCCCACACAGTTCAACTTGAATTTGATACAGGTGGAGATGTACCTGCATTATTTGAAGTCTTGTTGTTAATCTTTACAGAAGGATTAAAAACAATCTACCCCCCTCCCATTCATATGTCTGCCATTACAGAAGACTCTATTGCAAAATGCATGGGTTATTTTGCATCCTTTGGGATGAAATTAAACATTGAAAAAACAGAAGTTCCTCCTGTTCTTCATATTAAAAATAATCGCTATTTGAAGCAACATAAATTAGAAGATATGACCTTTCAAGTGTCGGAAGCTGGATTTCTTTATACAGTTCGATTCACATTTCTTTCCAGATAAATTAATATAACAGCACATACAAATAAAATAACACTATAGATTGTTACTTTTTTACATACAAATAAAAGAAGAATTACAATTAGAAATAAATATAAGAATGAGTTGTATGGATTGACTGTAATATATTGAGATCGGAATCCATCTCGTTGAGGAGGAGGATCATATTGTGCATCCGTCGTTGCCTGCGCAGTTGTCATCATTAAGTTTTTTATCGTTGATTTTGGATTGCTTGGATCATTTGCATCAGTTCCTGGAAGAATTGGTAAATTTGGACTTACCACAATTATCTCACGACTCATCTCCTACTAAGGACCAAAAAATATATACAATATGGATTATTTTTTATATTTTTTATATCTATTATAAAATTGTTGAATAATTCGTGGTTTAAAGTCTATATTCGGCATTTTATCTATAGGAATTAGTTTCATGATTAATTGATTTCGCTTATCTTCATTTGTTATGTACTTTACCGCATCATCAATTATATTCACATACATGTCAATCAAGTGTTTTTCTTCGGGGGATGCCTTTGTTTCATACCAATTATCATGTTTCCATTTGTATATATTATTGGGAAGTTCACATTTATAACCATTATATTTTCGTTGTATATATGTATTTTTTGTTTTTATATATGTCATATACTATATGACATACACAAACTGAACTTGCATATATCATTGTAAAAAGATATATTTATCAATTTTATTCATAAAATTGCTTGCAAAAGGTACGAATCGTATTGACATTTGTTTCCAAGTCTGTATCGGTAGAAAGAGACAGGGTAGGAAGCGGTGTGGATTGGATCCACTCTTTGTGCTGTTGATCCAACTTGGTCAAGTATTCGACTGAAATGGATTCTTCTCCTAGTCGTCCCCGTTGTACAATTCGATGTTTGGAAAGACTGGGACTTGTTGTAATATGTATAATTCCTTTTACGGGAATCTTTGTTGCAAAGGCATTAAACCACTTCATGTATAAATCCCATTCTAATTGGCTCATCTTCCCCTCCTTACGCATCATTTCTGCAAAGACATAGCGATCTGTCAAGACTGATCGCTCTGTAATCAAAATAGGACGCTTTCCTGGTTGAGGTTTGTACACTTCTAACGCATGTTGCGTTGCCAATAATCGTGTTAGGATGGCACAATTCTGAAAGGTATATGCCCATCGTGGTGTATCCTTGTAAAATAGAGATAGAAGGGATTCACCAGCTTCATTCTTTAAGGTAAGCCAATCTCCGACTGGTTCTTGTAAGACTGTTAATTCATGCGCTGCCATTTGTAAAGCAGCAATCAAAGTACTCTTGCCTGCTCCAATGTTTCCATCCAAGGAAATCACAATCGGGGAAAGCGATGTGGAAACGGTGCACCCCATTTTCTAATCTTCATGAAATGAATCTTAGAAAATTAAACGTATATCAATTTTTTAATAGTAAAAGTTGCTAGGAATTGGCTCGGATGGCATATCCTGTGCAAAAGGAGGAGGCGGCATTCCCGTGCGGAAGGCAGCTTGTTCATTTCCAAAGCTCATATCACGATGATCCATCTGCTGCTCGTGCGACTGTTGTCGCACTTGCGGTTGCACCTCTTGTTTTAACAAGGGAGTAGGAGGGGGTTCTTTTTCTTCTTCCTTCTTTGGTTTCTTGGCAGAATTAGTCTCCCATCGGGTTGTTAAAATATATGGAACAATATACACCGCTCCTAAGCCTGTCATTAACAAGGTAGGTATGGATTGATCTTTCAATGCTATTGCAATGGCTGCACTGGCTAACATCATACCTGCATCTGCTAGCAGAATCATAGCTCCACCTCCCTTGGAATAGGCTTTCATCGTATCCATCATCTCATTATGTCCCTTGGGAATGGGTTGAATCACTGCAAAGTAGAAAAAGAGATCATGAAGAAGTTGAACTCCTACCAATAAGGCTAAAAAGATCCAAATATTCCATCCATAGGTAGGTGCAAAGAAATAGGTATAGAGAACTTGTGCTAAGACAAACCCAATCACAATGATTCCTATATCGGAGATCACCGCACTGAGTTGGAATTGATCATACCACTGGTTAACAGGTTTTCCTAAGGTATCGGGGAAGTATCGCGCAAAAAATAATACAATAATATCCACAATCAAGACGGATATAACAATCGTAGCAAAAAGAGTAGGATCATGCCAGTTAGAAATATCTGGTAGACTTGAGGAAAGTCTAGCTCCGCCAGTGGCAGTATAGACCAGAGGAACAGATGCTCCTGGTGTAACAGTGGAAGAAAGGGTTGCAGGTGTTCCACCTCCAGTAAAGTTCATTCTACTTAGAGTTATGATTTGCAAAACTAGCCGTAGTGATCTCAATAGATACGGTTGATACCTGGATGCCTGGCAGCCTGCATGCCTCAACAAATGGCAGTTGATCGACATACTTGCGATATGCAGGTCCATAGGCGGCAAACATACGAAACCATATATTATTCAGTTTATTCGTTGTTTCCTGTGATGCTTCACGATACCATTTGGTCGTCTCAACATGTTCAAACAATCTTTTAAGACAACCCGTTCGATACAGAAGACGATGCCATGTGTCATGAGGGAAACTCTTCACACTGCTTTCACAGATCTTTGGAGATGATGCTTCGATAAGGCAGCAAAGAAGCTCCATCACATACAGACAGGTGTCTGGTGCTGCTTCAAGAAGGTTGTTCCAATGATCGGACCCATATACAAGTGTGAGTACAATGTACCTCCATAATGGAACTATATTTAGCACTCGATCCTGCAATGTCCACAATCCATCACCCAACCGACCATAGGTGTTCCAGGTGGATTGGGTATTTATCGCGTCATTTCCACAGCCAAGTAGTGTTACATAGTCAGGCTGGACAGTGCTAGGGGCAGTGCTACGGGCAGTCATTGTAAATGCAAACTTTCGGATGGATTCTATATTTGAAAAATGTGATTTCAATTTTATACTCTAAGTAGGTTGGCTTCGCCAACCTACTTAGAGTATAAAAGTTCAAACGGACTCCCCCTGCGGCAAAGCCGCAGGGGGAGGTCCGATTTCAATTTTATAAAACATAAGGAGGGAAGCTTCGCTTCCCTCCTTATCTTTTAAAAGTTTCAAACGACCAAGGAACCGATCCCAGAGGGATCGGTTCCTTGGACGATTTCAATTTTATAGTATACATCCCGCTTTGCGGGATGTATACTATAAAAGTTCAAACGGACTCCCCCTGCGGCTTTGCCGCAGGGGGAGGTCCGATTTCAAATTTATGAAGGAAGGGCGCTATCAAATTTAAAAATGAAATGACACATGAAATGACAGATGAAACATGAAATGAAATTTTGCATAATCTACTTACGAGCTGCCTTTGGCTGCCGTGCGTTGCTTGGCGAATTTAAGTTCCAGCTCAGAAAGCGGCTTGGAAGCGGAGCTAGAGGAATTGGATCCAATGTTCTCAAACATACCCGGATCACGCTTCGCGGCGCTTTCAGCACCAACGTTCTTTAATTGCTCTGCAATTGTGAGCGGTTTAGTGGGCAGCTGGGTGGGAGACTCGGTGGAACGCTTCAATCCCTTACGACCTCCTGCAATACCTTCATGAAGAGGGTTTGGAGGTCTGCCGACAACAATCGGGGACTTTGAGTCTGAATCAGAAGGTTCAGACTCTGAGTCTGAATCAGAAGATTTAGGATTGTTTTTACTAAGTATAAGCCTGCTTGCAGCATTATTAGGGACAGGCGCAGACGAGTTGGAGGAGGGACCCTCGACAACTGGTGCAGGCGTAGACTTGGCAGATGCAGACTTGGCAGATGCAGACACGTTGGAGGAAGAATCCTCGACAACTGGTGCAGGCGTAGGCTTGGCAGACGCAGGCTTGACAGACATAGACACGTTGGAGGAAGAACCCTCGACAACTGGCGCAGCACGCTTCATAAGCATCGTATTCAATGCACTAACGTTCCTGGAAGCA